GACGAGCTGCAGCAGCTCTCGCGTGCAGTACTCGAAGAAGCCTTCGTGCTGGCCGATACCCCAGGAAGCATGACTGCTGACCAAGTGGCTCAGTGGTCGCTGACCTCAGCCCGCTTCAGCTCGACGAACGTGGCGTACTACTACCCATGGTGCCTCGCCTCCAACATCGACGGCACCAACGTGCTGGCTGCCCCATCGGGTACCGCTCTGGCCGTCTTCGCCAACAGCGACAATACCGGCTACGTTTGGACCCCACCTGCTGGCGTCTCCCGCGGTCAGATCGTTGGCGTCTCGAAGGTCGGTTACTTCAACGGCACGGCAGGTACAGCAACCACCTTCATTGAGGTCAACCTCAACCAAGGTCAGCGCGACAACCTGTACGAGTACGACAAGAACATCAACCCGATCGTGTTCTTCCCAGGTCGTGGTCTCCTGATGTGGGGCCAGAAGACGTCTGCACCAGCTGCTTCGGCGCTGGACCGCATCAACGTCGTCCGTCTGGTCATGTTCCTGCGTCGTGCACTGCGTAAGGGCGCGATGCCTTTCGTGTTCGAGCCGAACGACCAGATCACTCGTGACAACCTGAAGACCGCCGCCGACGGCATCATGAACGACATCCTCATCAAGCGCGGTCTCTATGACTACGCCTCGATCTGCGATCTGTCGAACAACTCAGCCGACCGTATCGATCGCAACGAGCTCTGGCTCGACGTTGCAATCAAGCCGGTGAAGGCTGCTGAATTCATCTACATCCCGATCCGCGTCGTCTCGACTGGCGCTGAGATCTAAGAGCTCGCGCCCTTTTCAAATGGGAGACCACGGTCTCCCATTGTTGTAAATAGATCATGAACAGATTGTCGTACACCTTCAAGCAATGGCTCGCCGAGGAAGAGCGCGAGATCTATGCCAAGCAGCTTGGCGCGGTGCCTGACTTTACACCTGAGCTGGCTGAAGGTGACTATCGCGTAGGCGAGGTCACCTTCTCAGCAAAGGACGGTCTCGGCTCGGTGCCATTCAACCAGTCGGTTTACTACCACGGCTTCGTCGCCCTGATCAAGCCGTCAGTCTTTCTGAGCATCGTGCTTGATGATCAAGGCCATCAAGATGGAACTGCCAAGGAGATCGCCAAGCTCATCCTCAAGGGCTACGCGCTCGGTCCACCATTCCTGAACGTGAACACCCAGCCGTTCGAAGAGGATGGGCAGGCGCCAAAGATCACAGGTCATGAAGGTCGCGGTCGTATGAAGGCCATCATGATGGCCAACGGCGACAACCCCGTTCCAGTCCACGTCTTCCTTGGTGGCGGGCTGCGCGCACGACACCTTACTCCTGAACTCATCGCCGCTCTCAAGGGACGTATCCAGGTTGAGGGGTCGAAGCGAGTGGTGAACAGTCCGTTTGAAGGGGTCTTCGTCGGTGGTAAGGCCGCCTGACCCAGAAGTGCGTACCCGATAGGCCCGCACGATAAATAGGCCTACGAATGAATAACCTCCCGCATTAGGAGCACAAATGTCAACTCTCGCAAACTTCGGCATTCCAGGCGCAGGCGCAGGTATCCTGCACCCACGCCTGAAGAACAAGTTCCGCATCACGTTCCGGAACATGGGCCAGCTCATTCCTGGTACCAACAGCCGTGACCTCACGATGCAGGTAACCACCATCACTCTTCCGAACCTGACGTTCGAAGAAGTGGCTCTTCACCGCTACAACTCGACGGCCTACGTTGCAGGCAAGCACTCGTGGGAGCCAATCAGCGTCACCGTTGAAGACGACATCACCGGCCTCGCCGCTACGGTCATCAAGGCTCAGCTCGAACCCCAACAGGGCATCATTGGCTCTGATCTTGACGGCCGCTGGCTGAACACCGCTGCCACCGGTTCAGACTACAAGTTCGCTGCCGTTATCGACCAGCTCGATGGTGACGAAGGTGTTGTTCAGACTTGGTACCTTGAAGGTTCGCAGATCATGAACGCTGACTTCGGCGACCGTGACTACTCGGCCTCTGAAGCTGCCACGATCACCATGTCCATCCGTTACGACCATGCTCGCCACCTCGAGTCTGGCGCAGGTTACGGCACCGCCCTCGGCGGCAACGTCGCCGCCTAAGGGAAGCTTGCTTTCATTTCAAAGGGCTCTTCGGGGCCCTTTGCTGTTTCCCGGGACCCATAAATACAGCCACGCTATGTAGGGCTTTCCATGCCAGATATCTCAGCCATTCTCAAATCAACTAAGCTGTCGCTCGAAAAGCAGGCGGCTGACACGTTCGGCTCAGCCGTTGAGGATTTCGCGCGTGGCAAGCTGGGGCTTGGAGATAAGACGACGCCACTAGCAAAGATCGCCAAACGCGATCCGTATTCCTGGTACGCGTCATCCTACGCATCAGCCTTATCAGGTGGCACTGACTACCGGCCGAAGCTGAAGTTTCTCTTCAAGGTCGAGTTCATCTTTACTCCTCAGGCCATCGCTGCCTACCCGCAGCTGAAGAGCCAGGACTTTACCTTCATGATCAAGTCGGTTGACCGCCCAAAGGTCGACTTTGAATATGAGGATGAGGTCAATGAGTACAACTTCCGAACGAAGGTGCTGAAGAAGATTCGCCATCGTGAGCTGACCGTTACGTTCATGGATGACACCGGCAACCGGGTGTTTGACTTCTTCCGCACGCTCATGTTCCTGCATTCGCCTATCACGCAGCGGGCGCTTCAACGTGAGCTTATCGACGGCAAGAAGCCGCCCAGCGCGCTGTCCATCGCTGAAGGCAACGGTATGGCCTTCACGTCAGCAAGCAGTCTCGGCAGTGCCACGCAGGCGGACATCGCGCACCGTGGCGTCATCAACTCCTTCGTTGGTGGTTCTATCGCCTGCATTCGCGTGAAGCAGATGTTCGTCAATCCAGCTGGCCGTACAGGCCGTGATCACATGAGGATCATTGACCCGCAAGAGGTCACGTACGACTTTCTGAACCCGCGCATCGTGTCATTCGACCTCGATGATCTAACGCACGAGTCATCTGACCCATCGCTCCTTACCATGCAGTTCGACTACGACTGGATGGAAATGGTCAAGGTGGGTACCCTGTACGAGGCAGACAGCCCAACGTACAACATCACCGTGCCCGGCATCACGAACTCCCCTGTTGATATCCTCAGCGGTAAGCAGGCGCCAAGAGACGTCGCTCAATCGCCAGCCGGCATCTCTCCCGCCGGCGCTGGCAACCCATTCCTGAAGATCCTTACCAACCAAGCAGGACGCGCCGCGCAGAAGATAACGGCCGACGTGGTCAACAAGGCCGTGAAGCAAGTGGCCGGAAGCGGCCGGTTTGGTGGACTGGTGGCCGGCGCGCTGACGCCAATTGCGTCGGCCGCCGGTGGATTTGCAAGCGGCGCGGTGTCAGGCTTGGTTGGCGCTGGGGCCCGCGATCTAATTACTGGAGCAAGCTCCAGCCTCAAGGGCACGTTTGCCTCGAGCACTCGGCCGGTTGCAAACGACAGCGCAACGCGTACTGACGACAACTCAACCTATGTTCGCTCCACGAATCCTGGCGGAGGTGGTTGATGAGCTTTACCTGCCCCCTCTGCATGAAGATCAGCCCCAGCGCGAAAGGAATGGGCAACCATTTTACGCGCTTTCATGGCCTGAAGACTGAGCAGCTTGCCCACCACTTTCACATGCCCACCAGATGTGCCTGCGGCCTGGCTGGTAAGTTCCTGTCGCTGACCCGCGGCTTCGCTTCTCACTGCCCCTCATGCGAGACTCGTGTACGTTCTGAAAGCGTGAAGAACATGCACCGTCGAATCAAGTCAGATCCAATTCGTTATGAGCAGTTTTGCAAGCGAACCTCTGAAGCAATGCTGAAGCAATGGGCACAAGACCAATCTGGTAGGCTCGAGAACATGGGGCCAAAAGCGAAGCATCTCGTGCATAGCGATGAGGCGAACGCGTTTATCGAACTAATGGGCAGCGCTCCATGGACTGAAGACCAACTCAGTCAGATCTTTGAGGTGGCATGATGGCAATCGGTGGACGTTTCATTCCCAAGAATCCTGCAAAGTACATCGGAAATGTGAATCGCATCATGTTCCGGAGCTCATGGGAAATGGTCTTTATGAAGTGGCTGGATAAGAATCCTGCCATTCTAAGGTGGGGCTCAGAAGAGCTCGTTATTCCATATCGCAAACCCACAGATGGCATGATGCATCGCTACTTTCCAGACATGATCGTGATGTACAAGCACATCGATGGTTCCATCCGTAAGGAGATCGTTGAGATCAAGCCATACAAGGAAACCGTCATGACGAAGAACGCCTCTGAGCGTGACAAGCTGGCGCTGCTTGTCAATGACGCCAAGTGGAAAGCGGCTGCCGCGTTTGCTGAGCAGCATGGTGCTACCTTTCGCGTCGTTACCGAGAAGACGCTGTTCAAGGGAACTGCCCTTCGTCAACCTCCTGCTATGGGAAGATCAGCATGACCGTCCATTCAACCAATCCCCTTATGACCAACCCGCTTGATGAGCTGTTTCAAACCGCTCAACCAGCTGGCGACATGACCGAGTACGAGGCTGTCACTGAGGGCGAGCTCGCCACTCTGCAATCTCCGAAGTCAGGTCCAGAAAAGGATGAGGAAGACGTTCTCATCGATGGAAAGATCGACGCGGTGTATGACGCCGCTCTCGAGACCTTCCAGAACCAGATGGCCTACACCGAGATCGTTGAACCGCGCTACGCCGCCCGCAACGCTGAGGTCGCCGCTTCCTATCTGAACATCGCCCTGAACGCGGCCGCCACCCGGGCCCGTGTCAAGGGCGATCGCAAGAAGACGAACGCCTTTGTGCCATACGCCAACCAGAACCCGAATGGTACCGTGGTTGCCTCGCGCGAGGACATCATGCGCATGATCGCGGTTGACGCTGAAACGAAGAAGGTATGAAGCTCCACGAGATCGCTGATCCCAAAGAGGATGACGTCTTCCACGTTCACAGTGG